TGGTGTCCCTGCCATCAGTCGCTTATGTGAACAAAGGTGCTCACATCCTCCAGGTCCATGTCGTAGTTATCGACCGCCACCACATCGAAGTTGCTGTACCGTCTCCGCGTCGGCTCCGGTCGCTCTTGCCGCGTCGCTCGAGGAGACGGTCGGTTGCGTATCTCTTCGGCGTAAACACGGCGCCACAGCTTCTCAGCCGTCGTGAACCTATGGCCGCAAGTCAGGCACTCCCGCCGACGCCTAGCCTCGGTCGGGAACTGGTAGACCTTCACGACCTCGCTAGGCTTGGAGCACTTCGGGCATTTCATCTGTCGGGCAGCTCGGCCTTTGCCATCTTCAGCCAATCTTCCAAGGGCTGCACCACGAGGAACTCACGCTTGTCGCCCCGGCAGATGACCACTGGGATCTCGTAAGGCGCGCACGCTGCCCTCGCCTGGTCGACCCAATCGTAGACCGCGATGCTCTTGCGTCGCTTCACCTCGACCACGAACCGGCCAAGTCGAATGTCGCAGCCACCGTCTCGAGCCTGCCCGAGTTCACGCTTCACGACCCATCCGGTCGCCTGGCTAATCTTGTCGCACACCTCTCGCTCGGTCTCGGCGCCGCGTTGTCGTTGTCTGATGCCCATCACCACCTCGCAGTCAATCGGCCCAAGTCTACCGCATAGCATAGGCCAGCAATCAAGGGACGCAACCGGCGCCGCATCCGTTGGTCTCGCTTGCTCTGCCGGGTCTGCTCCCTGCGACGCTCGAGGTTCGCCTGGTAATAGGCTCGATGGTACCGGGTGCGCTTGTCGGCCCACGGCTCCGGCTGCCTTGACTCATCGACGGCCTGGGCCACGATGACTCGCACTTGGTTGGCCTCGATGGTCTGCCGCGCCATCTCGCTGATCTGCTCGATTGTGCGACCTTTCTTCCGGTGCCCCTCTCGATGATGCCGGTGAGGCAAACCGCCCGTGTTCTCGGTGAAGCACACCGGGCAAAGCTTAACGGGCTTTCTCATCCGCCACTTTCCAGAGCAGGTTGATGCTGGGCGGCTTCTCGCCTCTCGCGTTCTCGGCGAGCTCTGCCGCCTCGGCGAAGGTGTTAGTCACCCCGAGCCACCGCGGAATCACCCTCCCGTCGGCTCCCATCCGCCAGACGACATACTCGACCTTATCGCCCACCCGCTGCCCCCGGATACAGAACCGGCCATCCGTTGACGCCTTGTCCCAGAAGTCATCGTCGATCCACTCGAGCGGCCCGGTGTGGTTGAGGTCAATCTTCTGCTGGCTCACGCCGGCCACCTCGGGTCGGTGCCGACCTCGCCGTGCTGGTCGCGGTAGTGGACGACCTTGGCGTTGAACATCGACTGCATGGCCTTGGCAATCTGGAACCCTTCCTGCCCCAGACCCTCGACCATCCGCCTTGCTAGTGGCGTGTTTGCACTATGTTGCTCTAATGCAACACTACGCAACGGACTTGTCTTGTACCTCATGCTTCCTCCGTGTCTGAACCAATGTCCGAGTCTGTCCGGATGTCCGGGTGCTAAGCACACCCGGACATATCCGAACAATTTGACCGTTCGGAAATGTCCGGATTGGACAAATCCGGACAAATCCGAACATCACTCATTTGCGAGCCTCGAACCGCCCACCGTGCCCGTCATAAAGGGCGACATGACCAGCTTTTCGACCGCCTCGTGGACAGAAGAGCGGGGTAGCCCGCACTCCTTGCCGATCTGGCGGAGCTCCTGCATGGTCCAGACAAGGGGCGTCTCAGACCGCTTCTGACGCTCCCGGAGGGCGAGTAGGAGGGTGCGCTGCGACTTGCCTTGGGGCGCCTGTGCCGTGATGGGCTTCTCCCCCTGGGCCACGCTCTGTCGCATGACGAGGCTGGTCAGCCGCTCGCCGTACCGGTCGGCCGCGCCCAGGTCGATGACCTCGGCCTCGTAGGCGAGGTTCGGCAGCTCGCCGGTATCCTTGAACCGCTGCCTCGTGACCTCGACGTGGGTGTTCGGCTGGGCGGCGCGCTTGACGATGAACTCGCTGTCCGGGTTCGCCATGAGGGCGCTGGCGCCTCGCGGGCGGTCGGCGTCGCCGTGCCCGGAGTGCGCGACGATCAGCACGCTCGCCTCGTACCGCTCGCGGATGAATCGCGACACGGCCGACAGGTACGCCGCCACCTCTTGGTTGCTGTTCTCATCCATGCCGGCGCTGAACTTGGAGAGCGTGTCGATGACGACGAGCGTGGGCCGGATGCCGGCCTTGTCCATGGCCTCGACCAGCATCGCCATCTCCTCCTCGCGGTTGAGGTTAAGGGGGCGCTCGAGGGCGAGCACGGGCAGCGCGCGCAGGTCTTGGCCGCCGCCGAAGGTCTGCATCCACGCCTTGACGCGCCTGCCGAGTCCGCCCCCCTCGCCGGAGAGCAGCGCCACCGGGTTGCCGGCGTTGGCGATCCGCATGGCCCAATCCAAGGCTATGAAGCTCTTGAAGCTCGCGCGCGGCCCCGCCAGGACGGCCACGACCTTGGCCTCGATGACATGGTGCAGGAGCCACTCCGGCTCGCGGTTCTCCTCCACGATGTCGGCGACGTGGCGCAGCACGACCGAGAACCCTGTGGCGCTAGTAACGCCCGGCGATACTACCGCAGCATCCGGCTCACGCACTCGCTCCATGCCGCGCGCCTCGGGCGCATCCTGCCACGCGCCAACTGGCGGCGACTCTTCGAGCTGCGCCGGCACGGCTGGCGCGCTGATGCGCACCTCTGGGCTGGTGCCCGCGAACTTGCGCACGGCGCTCGCCGCCATCGGCTCGATGCGGCTGCGCAGGTCTATGCCGTCGCCGTTCATGCTCGACCCGTTTGCGAGCAGATCCTCCAGCGCGGCCACGATATCGTCGTAATCAAGCCCGCGCGCGGCCCAGCGGCTTGAGAGCTTGAGCATCGCCTCATAGCGCCCCTCGCCGCGGTTAAAGGCCTCGAGCAGATCCTTGTTGGTGCGGGTGTCGCGCCCGGTCTTGGGGTCGGTGCCCTGTGCCTGGTGGTACAGCGGCTCAAGGTCTGACGCCTCGTCCACGCAGCGGCCGTGGGTCTCTAGAAACTTGTAGCGGGCGCCGCGCACCTGGCCGAAGTAGAAGGACTGGGAGAGGGTGAACGACTCACGCGAGGCGATACCGCCGAGGGCGCGGTTGGCGCGCGCGACGAAGTAGGCCCGCTGCGCCGGCAGCGCGGCCTCGGAAAGCGGCAGGATGGCGCGCCAGCGCGGTGCGCCCTCGGTGTAGGACGCCGAGGTATAGATCACCGAGGTAAGCCCGGCGGCCTGCAGCCGCGCCTGTCCTTCCTCTGGGGTGACGGACTCGTTGTCGTAGTCCACCTCAATGCCGTAGACGCGCACGACATTCCCGGCGTGGCGCAGGTAGCCCTTGTCGGACGGGTTGTCCCCGTACTCGCAGAGAGAGAGCAGCGGGCAGGCGGCCTTCGACATGTACGCCGGCGGGTTGGCTAGGGTTCGGACGAGCTCGACCCATGGCGCGTCGGCGTGCTCGGTCTTGGCCTTGGGCCACACATCCGGCCACACGGTGTAGGTGATGAGCGGGCCGTGGTCGCCGGCGCGGGTGATTGACTGGGTGCTCATGGGTAAATATCCGGCCGCAGGGCCTTGCGTGATACACCGGTTGCGGCCTCTACCGCAAGCACCCGCAGCGCCGGGACGCTGCCGCGCGCGCACCACTTCTGGACGGCCTGTGGCCTGATCCGTAAGACCTTGGCGAGGGCCGACTGGCCCCCGGCTTTGTCCACGGCGTAGATGATGGCCGCGTGTTGCGGCGTGACTTTCCTGCTCATGTTGACATGGTACAACCTTCGGTATAGGGCGCGGAAGGGGGTATGAAAATATTTTACACCGGGGGGTTGTAATCCGTTTTCTGCTGTGCGACTATCCTTTCCACGGGCGGCGATGTTGCCGACCGGAAGTGATAGAAGGAGACGAACATGGAACACTTAGAAGTCAATCACGAGACGATGGTCTCTGCCGAGGTTGAGATGGTGCTCGAGGGTAAGTATCACGGCAAGTACCGCGTGATCTTCCGCGACCTCGACGCTGACGCCGTAATCGCCGTGCGCATTTACCCGCGCCACATGCGCGACGCGGCTATCGCCTATGCCAAGACTCTCGCCACCGGCAAGGTGGCCGCATGACTCCCCTCGAGACCGCTTTCTGCGCAGCCGTCGGGCTTCTGGCGCTGATTTTCTTCGGCGTCTTGGCGCTCTTCATGTACGCGCGCCCCGCGCCGTGGCCGTGCCTGCGCGACCGCCGCGAGCGGCTGCCGCACCCGACCATCCGCGCGCGCGTCGTGCAGCCGGGCAAGTATTCGCGGTGGTTCGTATGAGCGCCCCCGTCGACAACTTCTACAAGAGCCTTGAGCGGACGATGGGTCTGCGAGTAGACGCCGCGAGCGTCACCGCCCCGACCCGCGCGCGACTCTGCGGCATCAGCGTCGGCGAGTTGGCGCAAGCGCTTAAGTTTTCCGGCCTTTCAATTTTTACAGGCCACGACGGCGTGGTCGAAATCCGAAGAGTAGATTCAACAACCCAAGAAGGAGAGAAGTAATGAGCTTGTTTGTCAGCGCCGCCTCAGGCGGCAGTTTTGAGCCCCGCAAGCCCATCGAGGCGGGTGCGTATGCAGCGGTCTGCGACATGGTGGTGGACCTTGGCGTCCAGCCGTCCCCGGGCGGCCAGTTTGCGCCGAAGCGCACGGTGGTGCTGCGGTTCCAGATCCCGGAGATCCGGGTCGAGATCACGAAGGAGGGCGAGACTAAGAGCCTGCCGGCGGTCATCTCGCGCACCGTCGGCCTCTCGCTCAACGAGAAGAGCACGCTCTACGCGCTGCTGACCTCGTGGCGCGGCAGGGCCTTCACGCCGGAGGAGCTCAAGAAGTTCGACCTCTCGAAGATCTGCGGCAAGCCGGCGTTCATCAACATCACGCACAGCGTGAAGGGCGACCGGACATACGCCAACCTCACGTCCATCATGCCGCTGCCGAAGGCGATCCCGGCTCCGGTGATGGAGGGCGAGGCGCTGGTGTACTCAACGGACGCGCCAGACCCTGCGATTTTTTTGCAGCTCCCGACCTGGATGCAGGACAAGATCGCCGCCCGCATCGTCGACGCGCCGAAGGCGGCCCCGAAGCCTGCCGCCGCGCCCGCGGCGCTGGCGTCGGACTTTGCCGACGACGACTTGGCGTTCTGATCGTGCCTACACCAAGACAGGGTTATAAGGCAGCCGACGGGAAGAAGATTCCGTCGGTCACCACGATCCTCAAGATTAAGGACCCCGGGGCGCTCATCAACTGGGCGTACAAGCAGGGCCGCGAGCACGGGCTGCTGGAGGGGCAGGGCAAGGACGCGCCGGGCGGTCTCTACGAGGGGAACGACATCCTCGCCATCGGCACCTGCGTTCACGCCATGTGCGAGGCCTGGGTGAAGGGCGGGTCTCCGGTGGAGGTGCTCGAGCAGAGCATCGCCGCCGAGACCGTCACCGACCCGGTGTCGTTCCGCGCGCGCGCATCGTCGGCGTACTCGGCCTTCGAGTTCTGGTGCAAGGGCACGCAGCTCCAGATTGTCGACTGCGAGGTCAAGGTGATCTCTGAGGCGCACCGGTACGGTGGCACCCTGGACTTCATCGGCCGCCTCGACGGCAAGCTCGTGCTCGGGGACTTCAAGACCTCGAACTCGGTCTGGCCGGAGATGTTGTGCCAGTTGGCGGCCTACGCGAAGGCATACGAGGAGACGACCGGGAGCCGGATCGACGGCGGGTACCACCTGCTGCGGTTCTCGAAGGAGAACGGCGACTTCGGGCACCACTTCTATCCGTCCCTGGACGATGATGCGTGGCCGGCGTTCCTGCACCTGCGGGCGCTGCACGATCTGAACGAGAGGCTGAAGAAGCGCGCGGCGTAATCATCCACCCTTGAGTCTGGCAAACCCCTACTCGGAGCCCGGCCCCGTCCAGACAGCCGGTACCCTACTATGACGCTACACACACACGCCGGCCCGCTGCCCACGCACCAGTATGTCTGGGTCGAGCCCAACGCGATCGGCGACCACGGCTGGCTGCGGGCGGTCTGGTTTGGGCTCACGAGCTTCCCCGGGCGCGCCTTCGGCTGCCATGTCTTGCTGGAGTGCGGCGCGGTCTACCGGAATGTACCGCTGCACCAGCTCGCGTCTCGCAATGATGTCGACGAGCCGTGGACGCCGGCGCAGGCCGCGACCTGGGACTGCTACGGGTACCAGTTCTCTACCATCGAATACCCGTTCCTGCAGAGCATGAACTGCCGCGTGCGCTTGCAGGACAAGTCGGAGCGCCGCGGGATGTACCTCTTCACCTTGGCCCCGGTCGGCGACGCATTCAGCGCAGCCCCAGAGCAGAGCAAGGAGTTTTATTTCATTCAGCTTGAGAACGGCCGGTTTACGGCGCAGCCGACGAACCATGTGCTCATCGAGGATCGGTCGTTTACGCGAACGGATATGGGGTGGCCCGACTTCCTGCGTCGACAGGAAGGCTGGCACAGCGCGGAAGATGGGGCATGAAGTACCTCTCGGTCTGCTCAGGCATCGAAGCCGCATCCGTCGCCTGGCACCCGCTCGGGTGGGAGCCGGTGGCGTTCAGCGAAATCGAACCGTTCCCGAGCGCCGTGTTGGCGCATCACTATCCGTCTGTCCCGAACTTCGGCGACATGACCAAATTCCAGGAGTGGCCTGATGAACCAGTTGAGCTTCTTGTCGGAGGAACCCCCTGCCAATCCTTCAGCGTCGCGGGGCTCCGCAAGGGCCTCGAAGACCCTCGAGGAAACCTCATGCTTACGTACCTTGCAATCGCTCAGCGTTACCGGCCTCGATGGCTTGTCTGGGAAAACGTCCCCGGCGTCCTGTCATCAAACGGAGGACGGGACTTTGGCACCTTCCTCGGGGCGCTGGGGGAGCTGGGGTATGGGTGGGCCTACCGAGTCTTGGACGCTCAATGGTTCGGAGTGGCCCAGCGCCGCCGTCGTGTGTTCGTTGTCGGATATCTTGGAGACTGGCAGCGTGCCGCAAAGGTTCTTTTTGAGCGCGAAAGCGTGCAGCGGAATCCTGCGCCGCGCCGGGAAGCGCGGCAAGGCGTTGCCGCTAGCGTTGGAGGCGGCACTTACCTCGGTAACGCAGAGGGCGGAGCGCTAGATGCGCCGTACCTGACCTGCTCCAACATCGACTCGCACGTCAACAACCAGACGCCACTAGTCGCGCAGCAGGTAAAGTGCGCCACCGGCGACATCACGCACGCTTTGACCACGCGATCAGCGGCGGAAGAGGACGGCACCGGGCGCGGCACGCCGTTGGTGCCGGCGGTATTTAAAGTTCGCGGCGGCGTTGAGCGCGAGGATGGCGTGCAGGCCGTAGCACAGCCTGCGGCCACCGCCATGCAAGTCCGCCGCCTCACGCCCGTCGAGTGCGAGCGGTTGCAGGGCTTCCCTGACGGCTACACCGACATCCCGTGGCGCAAGTCGCCCGAGGCACCGGACGGGCCGCGCTACAAAGCATTGGGAAACAGCATGGCCGTGCCCTGCATGGCCTGGATCGGCAAGCGAATCGCGGAGGTAGACCGTGGCGATTGAACTCGACGACTGGGACAGGGAATGGCTCGCGCGCGCGCACTCGGAGTCCGAGTACCGGGCGAAGGTGAAGGAGCTGATGGAGCGGTGCGCCGAGTACGGCGCCGAGCTCGAGCGGCTGCGCGGGC